GAAAATATTGATAAAATAAGGTATAATGAAAGGGTGATAAAATGCTTACTAAAGAGCAGATAAAAAAAATAGAAAACAATAAAAAACTTTTTAAATTTATTAATTTATTGCTAAATGAAATGGATAAAAAAGGTGAAAGGGAAATGGTTATTGTTTTTGAAAATGGAAAAGTAAAAAGAATTAAGAAAAGTACAATAGGATAAAGGCAAGAGTAAAAGTGGTTATGAGCCGATTTGTAGATAAACTATAGAAATATAGTCTATTTATAAGTTGGCTCTTTTTTTGTCAAAAAATAAAAAAGGATTTAATAATATGATAACTATAGCGATTATATTTTATTGCTTAGTAATACCAGTTGTATTAATAATTATTACAAGTTTAATCAAAAGATGGTTGCGAAAATATATAGAGAAAAGAATTGACGAGGGCCTTATTCTTTTGGAAAAACTTGAGAATATAAATGATGAACTGGATACAAAGATAAATAATGCGAAGATTAAGATATATGATATGTATCTTGATAGATGTAAAGAGAGTTTGAGAAAGAAAAGAGAAATGGATAAAGAGGTTAGGCGAATGACACAGAAGATAAAAGACAAAATATCAAAAAAATAAAAAAGGTACTTTGGAGAGACTTTTTTGCCCTGTAGGTCTGGCGAGTCCCGGAAAACATCCGGATATGAATTTTTTTTAAGTTCATGTCCTGTCCGATAGGAGGTGAAAATGGAAGCAAAATATGACGAGATTATAAAAGGTGTCGTGCTGGCTAAAATATTGAATTTGAGCGAAAGGCATCTAAGGCGTTTGGCAGAGGAAAATGTTATCAAAAAAAACGGACAAAATAAATATTTATTTTTGGAAAGTGTTCATTCATATATTGAGTATCTGGAGTTAAAAAATGATGCAGATGTAGATTTGAAAGATGAAAAAATTAGGGAAGAAATAAAGAAAATAAAAAAAGATACAGAATTGAAAGCCTTGAAAATATCGGAGTTAAAGAATCAATTACATCCGGCGGGAGTAATTGAAGAAGTAATGACGAGTATGCTTGTCAATATAAAGGGAAAATTGCTTTCATTGCCTAATAAATTAGCACCTACTGTAATTGCTTGTGATAACTTGGGAGAAATACAGGACATCATTTTAACAGGAATATCTGATACTTTGACAGAATTAAGTGAATATAGTCCTGAAATGTTTAAAAGTAAAAATTATATTGATGAAGATGAGGATGAAGAGAATTTAAGCACTAAATCAATTAAAAAAAATTTAAAGGAAGAGAAAAATGACAACCCGAAAAAGAGAGGCAGACCTAAAAAAAGCAAATAATTTGTTTAAAAAAATTATTTCGGTATTAAAGCCACCGCCAAAATTAACGATTGATGAATGGGCAGACAATTATAGAATATTAAGTTCCAAAACTTCTGCGGAACCAGGTAGGTGGAATACTGATAGAGTACCGTTTCAAAGAGAAGTGATGAAAGCAATATCTGATAAACAAACAGAAAAAGTAATAATGATGTATGGAGCTCAATTATCCAAAACAGAACTTTTGTTGAATACTTTTGGACATCATGCTGATTATGACCCTGCTCCTATAATGTTTTTAATGCCGACTCAAAAAATGGCAGAAGATTTTGCGACAACAAGATTAAATGACATGATACTTAGCACACCACAATTAAAAAGTAAAATAATTGAAAATGAAACGTCAAGAGATACTAAAACTCAAAAAGATTTTCCAGGTGGATATATTATTTTAACTGGAAGTAATTCAGCAGCTGAACTTGCGAGTAGACCAATACGGATATTATTGGCAGATGAGATTGATAGATTTCCAAATGATGTAAAGGGTGAAGGTGATCCGTTAAATTTAGCAATTGAGAGAACAAAAACATTTTGGAACAAAAAAATTGTTTTAACAAGTACACCAACAGTAAGAGGGGAATCAAGAATAGAACAGGAGTATGAAAATAGTACACAGGAAGAATATTATATCCCTTGTCCAAAATGTGGAACAATGCAAAGATTGGAATGGAAAAATATTGTTTTTGAAAATATTGGACACAAATGTCAAGATTGCCTTGAAGTTTCAAGTGAATATGAGTGGAAAAAGAATATGAAAGAGGGAGAATGGATTGCAGGAAATGTTGAAATTGATCCGAAAGCAGTAAGAGGATTTCATATTAATGAATTGTATAGTCCTTTTTCGACTTGGAAAAGTATAATAAAAAAATTCAAGGAATCTAAAGGCGATGTTCAACTTATGAAGGTTTTCACTAATACTGCATTAGGTGAAACTTTTGAGGAAAAAAGAGATAAAATGGATTTTGAAAAAATATCTCACAGAAAAGAACATTATGGCTGCGAAATTCCTGAAAACGTAAACGTTTTGACTGCGGGAGTTGATGTTCAAGATGATAGATTGGAATGTGAAGTTGTAGGTTGGGGAGCTGATGAAGAAAGTTGGGGGATTTGTTATAAAGTGTTTATAGGAAATCCTGCAGAAACTCATGTGTGGAGTCAGCTTGAGAGATTCTTGGATACTGAATTTACCTATTCTAACGGACAGAAAATAAAAATAATATGTACCTGTATTGACACAGGAGGAAATCACACGATGTCAACTTACGGATTTGTGAAACCTCGTGAAATTAAAAGAATATTTGGAGTAAAAGGTGGAAGTGTGGAAGGTAAGCCGTTTATTACAAGGCCAACTAAAACAAATAAAGGACAAATTTCGCTATTTGTATTAAATACTGATACTGGGAAAGAAACTATTATGGCCAGATTGAGAATTGATTTACCTGGACCAAGATATATGCATTTTCCGGATAATGTAGAAAGAGGGTATGATGAAACATACTTTAAAGGATTGACTGCAGAAGTTAAGATTACAACTTTTGAAAAAGGAGTAAGAAAAACTAAGTGGGTTGTTACAGGAACTAAAAGGAATGAACCGTTGGATATTAGAAATTATGCTTATGCTGCGTTAAAAATAGCTAATCCTGATTTGAGTAAAAAATATTTGATTGATGTTACAGAAAGACCAAAAGTGCAAACAAAAAGAAAAATATTGTCGAAAGGAATTTAGAAAATGGGAAAATCAAATTATTCAAGAGAATATATTTTAGAAATGATAGTTGAATACGGCAAAGCTGAACGAGCAGCTTTGGCTGGAACTAGTTATAAAATTGGAACTAGGGAACTTACTCGAATGGGAATAGATGCAATAAGAAAAGGAAGAGCTTACTGGGAAAATGAATTACAAAAATTGAACAGTACAGGAAACAGAAGAGTTAGAAGAGGTATACCTAGAAATCTTTAGTAGAAAAGGAGGTGTTTTATGAATTTTATTGATAAATTAATAACAGTGTTTAACCCGGAAAAAGGACTTAAAAGATTTCAGGCAAGAAGAAAATTAGAAATTCTTAATACTGGATATTCAAATCACGGTGCTTCAACTACTAAAAAATCAATGCTAGGCTGGCAAAGTGCTGGCGGTGGAGTGAAAAAGGATATTTATAAAAACCGTAAAAAATTGATTGAGCGTTCAAGAGATTTGTATATGGGAACTTCTGTTGCTACTGGAGCACTAAAAACTATTAACACGAATGTCGTTGGAAGCGGATTAAAATTAAAGGCTGCTATTGATAATGAGACAATAGGGATTAGCGATGAGGAAGCTGAAGCAATAGAAAGTTTGATTGAAAAAGAATTTGAACTTTGGTCGAAAGATAAAATTGATAATTTAGGGACTATGAATTTTTATCAGATTCAGGAACTTGTGTTTTTGACAGTGCTGATGAATGGAGAATGTTTTATAAAATTAAATTATTTTGAAACTCCAAAAAATCCATACAGTTTGAAATTGGAAATTTTAGAACCTGACAGAATATATACTCCAAACAATATGATTTCAGATAAAAGTGTGGTTGAAGGTGTGAAAATAGATAAAAACGGAAGAATTGAAGGTTATTATGTTTCATCTGAACATCCATTAGACGCAACTGGGGGAGTAAGCGAGAAACTTATAAAAGTTTATGGAAGCGAAAATCAAAAAAATATAATACATCTTCTTTTCACAGAAAGACCTGAACAAGTAAGAGGAATTCCAATATTATCTCCAGTTATTGAGAATTTAAAACAGCTTGGAAATTATACTGAAGCTGAACTAATGGCAGCAGTTATAAGCGGAATGTATGCAATTTTTATTGAAAGCGAAGCCGAAAATTCGAGCGGTGCTGATGTAGGCGAACTCGAAGCAGTCGAAAATGATTCGCTGGTAGATTCGGAAGATGAAACTACTATAGAACTTGCACCAGGAATGATTATGGGGCTTAATCCAGGAGAAAAAGCAAAAGCTACCAATCCAGGAAGACCTAATGCTCAATTTGATCCTTTTGTTACAAGCATTTTAAGACAGATAGGAAGCGCTTTGGAAGTTCCATATGAACTTTTGATAAAGCATTTTACAGCAAGTTATTCAGCAAGCCGTGCAGCACTTCTGGAAGCGTGGAAAATGTTTAGGAAAAGGCGTGAATGGTTTGTAGAGAATTTTACCCAGCCTGTTTATGAGGAGTGGCTTAATGAAGCATATTTGCTAGGTAGAGTTGAACTTAAAAATTATGGAACTGACTTTCTTATAGACAAAGCGTGGTGTGGTTCGCAATGGAATGGACCATCTCAAGGGCAAATAGATCCGTTAAAAGAGGCTAATGCAGCAGTTATAAGAATCAATAATGGATTATCGACTAGGACGAGAGAAACAGCCGAACTTAATGGAGGAGATTTTGAGCAGAATATAAGAATTTTGGCAAAGGAAAGTAAATTATTAACAGAGAAAGGAGTGGTATTGAATGCCGAAACAATTCAAATTTTGGAACGTGATGAAGAATGAGGAAGAAAAATCAGCGGAACTGATACTTTATGGAAGTATTGGAAGTGATGAATATTGGGATGATATATCTGATAAGGCGTTTAAACAGGATATTGAAAATCTTGGCGATGTGGAAAATATAACTTTACACATAAATAGTCCAGGAGGGAGTGTATTTAGTGCTGTAGCGATAGCAAATATTCTTAAAAATCACAAAGCTAAAGTGACAGCAAATATTGATGGATTAGCAGCGAGTGCCGCAACTATTATAACAAGTGCTTGTGATACTGTAAGAATGCCTAAAAATGCTTTATTTATGATTCACAATCCAATTACTTTTGCTTATGGGAATAATCAAGAAATGCAAAAAACTGTTCAAATGCTTGATAAGGTTAAAAATAGTATTATTGAAACATATTTAAATAAAACAAAAACTGATAAGGAAACTTTATCTGAATTGATGGATAATGAAACTTGGATGAATGCAGAAGAAGCTAAGGAATATGGATTTATTGATGAAATATTAGATGAAAATGTGGAAAAAGAAGTTATTGAGAATAAATTGATTATAAACAATATGGCTTTTGACATTTCAAAATTTAAAAATTTTAAAGAAAAGAAAATTCAGGAGCCAAGAGTGATAAATATTTCTGTAAATAGTACAGGAAGTCCTGAAGAAATAGCTGATAAATTTAGAAATATATTAAATTCGACAGAAAATCAGAAAAATAAAGGAGGAAATATGACATTAGAAGAGTTAAAAAACAAATTTCCAGAACTTTGCAATCAAATCTTTAATGAAGGTAAGGAAGCTGGAATAACTAAAGAAAGGGAAAGAATGAGAGAAATTGATAACTTGGATGTATCAAATTATTCTGAACTTGTTGAAAATGCTAAATATAATGATCCGGTAGAGGCTAGTGTGTTAGCAGTAAATATTTTGAATAAACAGAAGGAAGAAAGAATTAAGAAATTACAAAATATTAAGAATGATAGTCAAAATAACTTTACACCGCCAGTTCCAAATAATGGTACAGCGGAAAATAATGAAGAGAAAAAATTTATGGGAGTAAATATTTCAAACATTTTTTCTTTAATGAATAAAAAAACAGAGGAGGGCAAATAATGGATTTTGTAACAAAAGGCAATGAATATGCCAGCGAACAGTTTTTAAGCGGTACAGGGCATAAATATATGGAATTTGAAGTGCCACAAGGTAAGAATGTAAAAAGAGGAGACGCTGTAAATGCAGGTGCTGAACTTTCAGATGGGACGGATTTGTTTGGAATAGTTATGGAGGATGCAGATGGAACAACTGTAAAAACTAAAACAACTGTAGCTATTTCAGGAGAATTTATATTTGAAGGGCTGAAAGTGAAAGCAGGAACACAGAAAGCAGGCTTTACAAAGGCAGCTAGAGATAAAGGTATTGTAATAAAAGGATTAGGAGGTAAGGAATAATGCCAGCAGTAATAGAATTTATTGGGTTGTATGACCAGAATGTGATTAGACCGAAATCATTTATAAAAGACAGTTATTTTAAAAATAGAAAAACATCAGAAAATCAAAAAATGGAAATAGAATTTAGAAAAGGAAGACAACTTGTAGCACCTTTTGTATCTGAATTTATTCCAGGAACAGAAATGGTAAAGAACACTTATGAAAGTAAATTTTTTCAAGCTCCAAAGGTAGCACCAAAAAGAACTTTTTCGGCTTTTGAATTGTTTTTTAATAAAACAGCAGGGGAAACAATTTATGGTGGGAAAAGTCCCGAGGAAAGAAAAGCAGACTTACTTGCAGAATCTTTTGCAGAATTTGAAGAACAAATTACAAGAAGAGAAGAAAAAATGTGTGCTGAAGCGTTGTTTGAAGGGAAAGTGATTGTAAAAGGTGAAGGAATAGAAGGGGAAATTAAATTTGGAACAGTTGAAGAAATTACACCAGCTGTTTTATGGACTCAACCTAATGCCGATATAATTGGAGATTTACAAGCGGCAATAACAAAAATAGGAGAAAACACAGGTTTAAGACCTGAAATGATTTTAATGGACCCAGTAACTGCAAAATTATTTGTAGAAAATGAAAAAGTTCAAAAATTATTAGATGTAAGAAATTATCACATGGGAGAAATTGATCCTAGAGAAATTGCAAGTGGAGCAATCTATATTGGAACTCTTGCACCATTTGGACTTCCTATTTATTCTTATCAGTCACAACATTCTGTGTTAAATGCTGATGGAAAAACTTATTCAACAAAAAATATTGTTCCTGAAGGTAAAGTGTTGTTAGCACCAAGCAATAATACAATTATCTATGGACCAGCAGCAGATGTAAAACAAGGAATTATTGTAGCAGAGCGTTCAGTATTTACAGATGAAGATTCAAAATCTAACACTGTAGAAATCAGGACAGAATCAAGACCTTTACCAGTAGTGTATGACATTGAAGCTATAAAAATATTGAAAGTAAAATAGGAGGTTGACATGAAGTACAAGGTATTGAGTCCTTTGGTGTATGCTGGAACAGTATATAATGCTAAACAGGAAGTTGATATTATCGAAAATACAGTTGCTAAGGATTGTATTGAAAGAGGTATTATAGAAAAAATTACAGAAAACAAATCTAATAAAGTTGAAAAGAAAATTGAAATTTCAGAAGAAACTGATAATAAAAGTAAAAAATAGGTGATATTCATGGAATTTAAAGATGTAATCAAATCGGATATAGCAAATGTGTTTCTGAATAACAACGAATTTGGAACGGAGCATACATTGAATGGAAGAAAAGTTATATGTGTGATTGATGAAGAAAAATTTCAGAACAAACAGAAAAATGGACTTATTTCAACAGAGGAAGGAGTTTTTCAGAACGGATTCACTTTATTTATAGGTTATCCGTATCTGAAACTTCGGCCACATACTGGTGAAAATATAACAATAGATGGCATAAAGTATGAAGTTGCAGCAAGTAAGTCAGATATGGGTATGTTCGAGATAGATTTGTTTAGAAATGAGGAAATATAGTGTTTGAGATAAAAATAGATGAAAGTCAATTGAGATATATTGAATCAAATTTTGATAACTTAAAAGGTAAAATGCCAAATGCTCTTGCTAATGCTATAAATAGGAGTATGGAAATGGTAAAAACAGAAGCATTAAGACAAGCTACATCGAAATATACAATAAAAAAAGGAGAATTGAGTGAGTCGATTAAATTTATAAGGTCATCTGGTGGAAATTTAACAGCTAGAATAGTTTCAACTGGTAGCGTTATAGGGTTGGATCATTTTAAATTAACACCTAAAACTAGAGGAAAATATAAAAAGACTGTTAATTCAACAGTAAAAAAAGGAGAAGGCGGAAGTATACCAAATGCTTTTATTGCTTATTCTGATGGTAGATTGGGAGCTTTTAAAAGAAAAAGCGAGAAGAGATTACCGATAGAAAGATTAATGGGACCTTCTGCTCCACAAATGTTAGGTGAGGATAGCATATTGGAATATTTGCAAGGATTTATGGAAGAAAAGTTAAACATGCGTCTTGAACATGAAATTGAAAGGTTAATGGGATGATAAAACATACAGAGGAAAAAATATTTGAATTTCTTGATAAAGAACTTTCAAATAAAGGAATCAAAGTATATAGGGGATTTTTACCACAAAAGAGTTTTGAGGACAGGGAAAATGGAAATTATAAAGAGAATTTTCCTTATGTTACATTAAGAATAGTTGAATTTAAGCAAGAAAGAGCTGGAATAGATTACTATGATTCTCCTGTTGAGTTTGAAATATGGGTAGCCACAAAAGAAAATGGTGAAAATGATTATTTAGAAAATTTATCTTTAGCAAATGAAATAATGGAAAAATTATTGGAAGAAACTACTAAACCAGTAAAAGATAAATTATTAAACATTGATAATCAAGGTTCGGGGTTTGTAATAGATCAAACCAAGGAATTTAAAGTTTCATTTCATTCCGACCAATACAGACCATATTTTTTCTCAAGAATATCGTTTTCAGTTTATGGAGAAGCAATTTCATCAGTTTATACTAATAAATTATAAGGAGGTAAATATGGAAAAAAAGCAATACATATATTTAGGTAACAATATAGAATTTAAAAATTTTAGTTTTTCTTATAATTCTCGGAGCTGTGGGAGTTTATCTTGAACGTTCAGGATATGTATATCACAATGATATTATTGCCAAGGTATTGCACTATAATGTTGAAGGGCTGGATGTTTCGCATCATCAGGTAAGAATAAACTGGAAAA